GGTCTCGGTCTCTATTTCGGTTCTGGACCGGGTCTCAGTCCGGGTCCGGGTATCTGTCTCGGTCCGGGTCTCGGTCTCTATTTCGGTTCTGGTCCGGGTCTCGGTCCGGATCAAAGGGGGGATCCCAATGAAGGTGTTCCCCTTCTGGCCCCTCTGGACGGCCTTTGTGCTCGCCTTTGCGCTCCTTTGTCTTTTGGCGACTCTTTGGGGCATCCATGAGAGCCTGGAATGTTCAGGCGCCTGTTACGCCCATGGATACAACGGAAGCAGGGCCGAGATCATCGGCGGTTGCTACTGCATGGACAAGCTTTTGCTGGAAGATCTGCGAGAAGGAGAAGCGAAATGAGCAAGGCCGTTTGGATCTGCGCAGTTTGCGGGAGCGTCTTCGACAACAACCGGCCCGCTGTACAAGAGGAGGGCGCAACGTGGGCTGGGTATTGTGGAGCAGTGAGAGAGCGCCACTTCCCCGGTTCAGACGACCTCTGCGGCGGAAAACTCGTGAAGAGTCTTCAGGAAGGTGAGAAATGAACCAGACAGAAAGAGGCGCAAGAGATCGCTACCTGAAGGCCCTGGTAGCAGCTCTACGCTCCGTTTACACAGGAACGGCTATCCGGGTCTCGAACAGTGACCGAGACGCTGTAGACCTCTCCACGGTCCTTCTCGACTATCAGGAGGGGTGCTCCGACTTTGAACCTTCCACGATGATACATCTTCACCACGAAAGCCAGATACCGGAACCCGTCCGCATCGATCGCCAGCTCAGCGAAGGGCACGGCGGGACCATCATCGGAGATAGACGCAGCTTTCACCAGGAAGGCGGGATCTGTACCAGGGAAGCGACTCGCCGGATCTCGCTCGCCTACTGGCTGCAAAAGCACATGCCCACGGGAGACTTACAAGGGGGGCTGCTCAGGCGCTACGTCTACCTTCCAGGGGACGAAGGGCATCCCGTGGGTACCGTTGTCGCCGAGAAGGCGTCCTTTGCAGCGGGGAGAGGCGGGCGGCTTATAGTGCTCGACATCGAAGGAGCGAGCAGGGATATCGCCCGCCTGGAAACGGCCTACAGAGGCTCTATAACGGGCGGTAACGCCTTCATGCTCGGTGGGCAAGACTGGGACAAGCAGATCAGGAAGATCACGACGTCCACCCACGAGAAGCCTGTCTACTGCCCCAAGGGCTGCGGAAGCGAGTTCTGGCCGGAGAGCATGGACAAGGCCCCCCTGTGCCGGACCTGTGGACGGGAGATGGTGGATCTCCGTGTGCCCCTGGACCGGGACAAGGATCGGGACAAGGGTTTCGCCACGTTGACCATCGACGTGCTGGCGCCCTATCACACACTAGAGAGAGGAGAAGATGTCTTCCGTGTCGCTGCTTTCCACTTTGCGCATGTCTATGTGGGCACAATCACTGAGGCAACACGGCAACACACCCGTTATGGAAGGGTCCACAGGCTCCGCATCCGGGGCACAGAAGAAGACACGGCCAAGGCACTGGAGACCTTCAGCGGGGTAGGGAGCGGAAAGCTCGTGCTCGTGCAGGGGGAGCGCTTCAGCGTTCAAGGCGAAATGTCATGGCAACGGGACGCCTGAGATCCCAACGAAACCCACGAAATGACCCCTATTCAAGACAAAGCGCATCCCCTTCTAGCAGCTCTTGACGTTTATCCTTCCCCCAGAAGATCCGCTAAAGTTTATCCTTCCCCTAGAAGATCCGCTAAAGTTTATTCAAGTACATCGGGCGCAGAGAAAACCCGGCAGAGTCTCAAAGGGGAATTCTTCACCGGGCGCAAGGAAAAGACGATAAAGTTGGAAACTGAAAAGCGTATAGTTGTCTACGCTTTGACGGGAAGGGGCTCAAACCTGTCAGGGGGTAAGCCCTTGAAAGTACAGGTGTTTTTTACACCCCCTGACAGGTCGGACAGGATTCCTGGAACCCAGAATGTGTGCGTGATCGTGTATGTGCCTACGTGTGTGCGTGTGGATGCGCCTACGTGTGCGTGTATGGGTGTGTGCCTATGCGATCGCGTATCAGCCGATGCCCGTAAACCTGTCCGACCTGTCAGGGGTACTATATTATATAATCATTTCAGGGACTTAGACCCTGACAGGTTTGAGACTCATCCTGTCAGCCTTTCAGTTTTCTACGCTTCAGGCGTTGTTACTACGCTTCAGGCGTCTACATCCTGTCAGGGTTTGTCTATGAGGAGAGTGGTGTATGGTGATTCCTACCGAATTGCAGGAGCAGATCTCTTTGGTCAAGATTTTACGGCGATCTCGGATCTTGTTCGCCGCTGTGCCCAACGGCGGCTACCGGCTGAAGAGGGAGGCTATGAGTCTTCGGGCGTCGGGGGTGAGGAAGGGCTTCCCGGACATGCTGGTTCTGGATCCACCTCCAGGGGCGCCAGGGAGCAAGGGGGTTGCCCTGGAGGTGAAGCGGTCGAACGGGAGACCCTCGGACGTGAGGCCGGAGCAGGAGGTTTGGCTGTCCCGATTGGAGGCTGTAGGATGGGTGCCCATGGTAGCATTCGGGGAGCGAGACGCCGTGAAAAAGCTCCGGGCGCTGGGATACGAGTTGAAGGCCGGAGACGCTTTGTAAGGCGTTTTTGATGGAATGTGTAGGATGACCCCAGAAAGAAGGGGATGCGCTCAGAGGGGTGTCTCCTGCCTTCTCAGAGGGCAAAACAAAGGAGTAGGTAGGATGTCTAAGAAGAAAGTGAAGAGCAAGCGGGGATTCGTGGAGGGCTTGAAGCGATCTTGCGGGGAGTGCTCCGCTTGTGAGCGGGATCCAGAATGCGGGTGGAAACAAGGTCTCTTGGGACCACTTCACCGGCCCGATCGGTGGGGGATGATCCTGGAGGGGAAGCGGTTGGATAACGGGAAAGCCGTCTTCGTTTTCCGGGAGATCATCGGGGACGTGAGGCACGCTTCGGACGTGAAGCAGGTTATCTCTGCGACGGCGCTTCATCAGCCGGTGATTGTGGCCACGAACGACGGAAAGCCCGTGAACATCATCGGGCCCGAGGGGGTGGTGGATGACGTGGTTTCAGCGCTGGGGATCTCCGCTATCAAGGCGGATATGGAGCTGCATGAAATGGAGCTGGATCACGTCCCGGTGAATCCCCTTGACGGGAAGCCTGCTACAGCGCCCGATCCCGCTTCGAGGATCATCCACTAGCACGGGACATGTGCAGGATATGCACAGGGGTTTGGGCAAGATTTCCACACTATCCAGACCGTGCATATCCTGCACAGGTGGCGTCTTTCAGATTCCTTCGGACTTCTCCGGATTCCTTCGGATTTCTCCGGATTCCTTCGGACTTCTCCGGATTCCTTCGGACTTCTCCGGATTCCTTCGGACTTCTCCGGATTCCTTCGGATTTCTCCGGATTCCTTCGGATTTCTCCGGATTCCTTCGGATTTCTCCGGATTCCTTCGGATTTCTCCGGATTCCTTCGGATTTCTCCGGATTCCTTCGGATTTCTTTCCCTTCCTATCAACACGGGCGCATACCTGTATAGGGACAAGGTTTGGTAGAAGGTGTCGGGGTCTCAAAGCCTGCTCTCCTGCTTGCTCTTGAAGGTTGATCGGATTTTTACAGCGTTTTATAGTATCCTTTGACTAGCCCTACGTGGCGCCCCTTCGGGTTGCGGGCGCGTGGTGCATACAAGGGAGGCAGCATGGCGGAATTGACGCCACAGATCCACGCATCGCTAATGCAGGGGGTCACCGTGCCGGAGCGGCTGGGCCCGAGGAACATGCACGCCGCAGCAAAGGCGCAGTGGGCGGACGTCGTCGAGGTGCTCATGTCCCGGGGCGTGCGGTCCCCTGCGCAGCTCGGTAAGTTGCTAGGTATCGGGGCCACGGCGGCAAAGGGGCACATGGCCCGGGTCGCTGATAGGTGGCAGGCGGGCCTTGACCAGGAGCGTTTGAACTGGCGCCGTGAGTCGCTCTATGGGGAGGCCGATGCAGTGGCCATGGTAGCCTTCGGGGAAGCCCTGGACCAGACCCTAGACCCCAAGGCAAGGGCGACATTCCTACGTGTAGTCATCGAGGCCAACAGGCGCAAGGCGGCGCTGTGCGGCCTGGATTCAAAGACCTTGACGATCACAGCGACCTCCCAGGTGGATCACAACATCAACATCGTTGCCAAGGTCGAGGAAGAGATGGGGATCCCTTCGGGGGCGCTGGCCGACATTGGCCGGAGCGCTGCAATGCTCATGTCCGGGCAGCAGCTCGCACACCTACCAGAGACCCAACGTCTCATAGACACGCACGCACGAGAGATACAGGGGGTACAGGAGCCCGATGACAGCCCGATCCGTGTCCCGGCCATGGAGGAACTCCCGGAGACGGTGGAGGACCGCCTGGAGGCTTCCAGGCTCTTCGAGGGGATGATAGACGTGAGCCCGTGCTACGAGCCGATGGACACCGGCACGGGGAGCTGTGAGGCGGACGGGTGAAGGCAGAACACCTTTTATTTGTCACAAGCTGACCGGCTCGTGACAATTTTCCTTGACGATTGGTTGTCCAGGGGCGCATTCTAGTCATGCTTAGACGGGATGCGGGGAGGGAGCCAATGGAGATCGTAGCGGGGACTCTGGTAGTTGGTTACGTGCGAGTGTCCACAGACGAACAGTCTCTTGGGCCTGCTGCGCAGCGATCTGTCATGGATGCGTGGTGTACTGCCCACAGAGTGAAGATGGTCGCCGTCTATGAGGACATCGGGATTTCAGGAGGGGCACCCCTGGATAAGCGTCCCGGGATCATGGCGGCGCTCGCTGCTTTGTCTGAGCATGGGGCTACCGTGCTACTGGTGGCAAAGAGGGATCGTATCGCTCGTGACGGCCTTGCTTCGGCCATGGTGGAGCGTATGTCAGAGAGGGCAGGTGCTCGCATTCTGACGGCGGACGGGTCGTGCAACGGCGACGGCCCCGAAGGTCTCTTGATGCGACGGATGGTAGACGCCTTCGCTGAGTACGAGAGAGCCCTTATTAGGGCTAGAACGAAAGCCGCCCTGGCTGAGAAGAAGAAGCGGGGCGAGCGGGTGGGGTCGGTCCCCTACGGCAGCAAGTTAGCAGACGACTCCCTTCATCTTGTCCCCGACAAAGACGAGCAGAAGGCTGTGACCGCTGCGCTTGCTCTTCGTGCAAAAGGGATGAGCTTGCGCAAGATCGGCAGGCGGTTGACAGAAAGGGGCATGGTACCTCGGAGCGGTGGCGCATGGCACCCACAAGCGGTTGCAAGGATCCTAAAGGAGAAGCGGTAATGAGGATGCGCCCAACCTACAAAGGCTTGTTGGATAGCAAAGAGAAGCCTACCAGGATCAAGCAACGCAACACGAAAGAGAAAGCAGCGCTCAGGGTTGCGGCTCTAGACTTGTACGGTGAGGTGTGCGAAGTCTGCGGCTACTCTTTCCCGTGTCTAGTAAGACCACTCGCCACTAAGCAGCGGAGCCCTATGGTAGTCCATCATATTTGGCATTCTTCCAAAGGAGGCTCTAACGAAGTCTCGAATGCTGCGGTGCTTTGCCCCAACTGCCACGCCCTTGCGCATGTAATGTGGCCAGAGAAGAGCAGTGAAGCGGGATCCGTGACCAAAGGGTTGTGCCGTAGCGGCTTTTTGAAAGATATGAGGGGCGCTCGCTTTGGAGGGGAGGCCGTCCGACAACTACCTCTTTGCTGGGGAGACAAGCACGGGCATAGGTTGAATAGTACCCTTGCAAACTTCCAGGACTTTCTTGTCGAGGCGTGGGAGGGCATGGACCATGTAACGCACGGAACAAGAGGCACGGAGAGCAACGAGACTACAGGGGGTTAGGGATGCGACAGGATCCACCGTATATCGATCTCAGGCGCAAGGCTGTACCCAAGCGGGAAGCGCCACGGCGCCGCTATCCGCCGGAGCTGGTGCTCGGGCTCGGGTCAGTCGCCGGGCTCGGGACGCAGGGAGCACGGGCTCTCATGGCGTGGCATGAGGCAGGCGGTCGCAAAGAGGATACGGAGGGTCTCGAAATCCCCCTGAGGGCGCTTCTCAAATCAGCCTCCTTGGGTGCAAACCTACTGCAAATTCCGGTGAAAATCCGGTTTATACTCTTGGTAGAATGCTCGGTAAACTATGGAAAACTCTTGTCCATGTCCGGGGACAGATTCGGGGACAAGGGACGGGACAAGGGACGGGACAGGCCCGGGGGCGCAAGCTCCGCAGACAACATCTTCGGCACACTCTCGGGCAACGCCCTGGACGGGCTGACACAACGGGACCTGGACGTCCTGGGGGGAACACCCTCCCAGATCTTGAAGACCTTGGCGAGCTGCTGTGGCATAGCAGCGGAGGACGTGCTTCGGTTGGTGACATTCTACGAAACCGAGGGAAGGGTACCGGACTCCCTGGAGGAAATATGGCTCGGAAAGAGCAGATGACCCACAGAAAAAAATTTGAAAATCCCCCTGAAAAAGCTGCCCCTCTTCAAGGCGGCACATCGGAGGTAATTGCGCAGCTCCTCCGATCTCCGGAGGGTCGCCGGGCGCTCTCCTCACAGTCCCCCAGCTTCTTCGATACCTTCTACTGTGGGATGCGACACGCTCCGCACCGGGAGAATTGGTTGCAGCTCTTCGAGGGATGCGTCAAGACGGCAAAGGCCCGGGAGCGAAAACAGAAGCTCCTCCTGTTGGCCCCCCGTGATCACGGGAAGACGGAGGCGTGCGTCACCCTCGCCGCCCGGTTGATCTGCTTGGACCGGAACATCAAGATCCTCTGGATCTGCGAGTCAGAGGGGCAGGCAAAGAAGCGGATCCGCAGGGTCAAGAGCATCTTGAATTCGCAGAAGGTTAAGGACGACTGGTGCTCGGCGCCGGAGCAGGGTTTCGGTCATTGGATCGTCTCGGGCGAAGACAAGTGGAGCGACAAGGAGGTCTACGTCAACCGGACAAAGGCGTCCGTGGATCCGACCCTGGAGGCGGTAGGCTCCGGGGGGTCCGTGACAGGTGGGCACTTTGACGTGATCATCTGCGATGACCTGGAGGACGACTCCACGGTCTACACGTCCGCCGTCCGGCGGAAGACTCGGGACTGGTTCGGGGGCACGGTACAGCCGATGCTCTTGAAGACGGGGGCCATGGTAGTGGTGGGGACCAGAAAGCACCATGACGATCTCTACGGCCACATGATCGAGGACCCGACTTATCAGGTGGTTCTAGATCAGGCATTCCCCGATGGGATCCCTACAGAGTTCACCTACGACATGGAGAACGTCCGGGGGAAAGACACGGCGAAGGGCTGCACGTTCTACTTTGACAGGACCTTCTGCGAGGAACAGGAGAAGACGGAGGCCGGGAAGGCAGCGGGCCCCCTTCAGCGAATCATGGCCAAGGCATGGGGAGGGAAGAAGGGGGACAAGCGGATCCCGATCCCGGAGGGGCACGATCTGTATCCCCGGTGTCTCTGGCCGGAGCGCCCTGCTGACTACCTGATGTTGGAGCGGTTGTCGCAGGGCCCCCTGCTCTTCTCCCGTGAGTTCCAGAACGACGTTCAGGACGACAGCGCAAGCGCCTTCAAGTGGGCTGACCTCCAGGCGGCAAAGCAGCGGGGGAGGAACCTGTCCTTCTACGAGGTGCCGGACGCCAAGGGCTTGGACATCGTCCAGGGCTGGGACTTCGCTCTTGTGCAGGATGCTGCGGCGGCGGAGGCCCGGGACACGGACTTTACCGTGGGGATGACCTGGGCCAAGGATATCAACGGGCACCGTTACCTGATGGGGCTGAAGAGGGCCCGGGGGATCACGGTGTCCAAGCTACAGTCATCGGTGGAGGCGGAGTACCACCACCTCTGCGCTATGCTCCGGACCTACCGGGCGCAGGGGCGGGAATGCCCGGAGAATCCCCGGGTGGTCTCCGTGGAGCGGAACAACTTCGGAGAGATCCACTTCGTAGGCTTGCAGCGGTCCACGGATCTCCCCTTGAAGCCGCACACGACGACGAAGAACAAGGCGGACCCATGGGAGGGGGTGCCCAGCCTCTCGGCGCTCTTCGAGAACGGGAAGGTGACCCTCCCCTCAAAGACTCCCGAGGACGAGGCCTTGAGCGACATCTTGATCAAGGAGCTGTGGGGCCTGGGCCGGGAGCGGCATGATGATTGCGTCATGGCCCTGTGGATCGCAGAGGTGCAGCTCCGCAAAGCCGGATTCACGCACGTAATCTCCTTCGGGGATGGAGAGGGGCAGACCCTCGCAGCGGAGGCAGACGAGCGTATGGCCCCCGGGGACCTCCTCGACGACGCCAACGTACCCGAGGACGAGATCGGAGCGGGGGGAGCCCGGCGACCGGCCCGAGACCCGGACGCAGCTCCAGGGCTTTGGGGGAGTCTCGGGCTGGACTTAGACGGGGATTGGTGATTTTTATAAAGAAAGCGCTTGACAAGAATCCCGCCTTGCACGTAGTATACGGGTGTCTTTGACAACTGGGGGCGACATGGTTTCGACAGGGCGGAACTGGAGCCAGATTGCGTGTCGAGGATTCAGTGAACCTCGTTATCAAACGCTGAACAAAAGTAACTGCCGATGACATCGACAGCATCCACGACAACGTCGTGGCGTTCCCGGTGTGGGGAATGCAACCCACCGCACCCGTTCGTCTCGCAGCGTAAAGCGAGGCAGAACCCGCCAGCCGGAGGTGGTAACACCGGCAAAAGAACCCTCTGGATGTCGACATCCTTGCTGGAGGAAATCAGCGAAAGTCGAATACACACGTAGACGTTTGCGCAAAAGCTGCTTTGGACCCGGGTTCGACTCCCGGCGCCTCCACTTCAACTGTGAGAGGAAGCGCAGTTGGCACTAGGCCCGGTCCCTGTAACAGGGGGCCGGGCTTTTTCTTTTCGGGAGCTGCGGAGAAGAGAAGGGGGAGAAGGGGACGGGGATTGGTGAGGGGGAGGGCGCTACTTCGAGCGGCGTTCGGTCCGGACATACTCGCCCGGGCCGATGAAGAGGACAGCTCCTCGCCGGATGATCCGCACCTGCGCATTGATCTTGCGGCGCACCACGTAGAGAGCTGTCAGTTTCGAGAGCGCTTTCTTCTCGGTCTCGAAGGTGAGCTTGACAGGAGTGGTCTCTGCCTTGCGAAGCAATGCCTTGTTAGCCCCCCAGGGTGACCGCGGGAAGCCAGCGGTCAGGATGTCCTCGAACTCGTCCATGGTGATTTTCTCGATCTGCATGTCTCGTTCTCCTTGACCCGGTACAAGGCCCCGGGCCGGGCGCTTGGTGTTCTTTTCGGGAGCTGCTAGAGGATGTCGTTGCTCATGTAGTGATCCACGAGGACTTCCATCCCCCGGGGGACGTCGATCCTTCCACGGTGGGCGTGCTTCTCTGTGCTGTGGAGCATGTCGAGCAAGGTCACGAGATCTCGTGGAGGCATGGGGAACAGCCGGACATAATCCCGGTTCTGGTACTGGCCCACCACGATGCAGTAGCTTTCCCCGTGCGTATCAATGTCGGCGGACACGGAGACGTGACGGCGGACTGTGGCCGCAGCGGAGCGGATCTCTTCGAGGGGGAGTTTCCGAAGTGCGGTCTCTACGGCCCCGAGACGGACGTAGCAGGCTAGGGCATCCCGTTTCAGGGACATAAGACGCTCCGCTATCCTCTGTGCCTCCAGGCCCTTGGCCTGTGAGAAGAGCAGGTCAGTGGTCCCCTGCAAGTCGTTGATCTGCTCCCGGGACGTTGTCCAGGGGGAGATCAGGAACCGGAAGAAGGTCCGGAGCTTGGTCAAGAGTTTCTTCATGTCTTCTCTCCTTTCGTTTCCGCCGCACGCTCCCGGGCCCGGCGGATCCTTTTCGTTCGTTCTCTCTTCAGCTCCGGATCCCCTCGCCGGATCAGCTCAGAGACCAAGCCCTCGGGGAGGTAATCCACACGGGCGCCTTCATTCTCAACTCCGGGCAGACTCTTGGAACGGATGGCTTCCAGGCCCCTGTGTCCCTTGATCTCAGCGGGGGTGTAGTAGTGCTCCTGGAGGAGGACGTTATCATCGAGGCGGTAGGAGGGATCCGGCATGGCCTTGCCAGAGCACTCCACCCCGCCCTTGATCCAGGTCTCCTTCTGCCACCCGAAGAGGACACAGGTCCAAGGGGCGTCATTGTAGACCTTGCACCGCCCCGTTTTGGCGTCCTGGAGGGGACAAGGACCATCCGCACCTCTCCAACAGAAATCGCTTTTCAGGGCCTCCAGGAGCGTCTCCCGTACTTCTCGCATAACCCCCGGATAGCCGTCGATGATGTCCGCAGCTTCGGAGGGCCAAACGGCCACCTCCCAGGAGCAACAGGCGGGGATCGCCTGGGGACAGGAAGCGCAGAGACAGCCTTTCCCGACGAGCGCTTGGCGAGCTGCTGCTTTTTCTTTGCGGATGGAGAGGCGTCCTTTCATGGTGTCTCTACCTCCTCTTCCTTGGCCTCCAGGTAGAGGATCCGCTCGTCCTTGCGGGCGATCTCGGCCAGGAGGTCCGGGATAGCGGACAGGAGCGCAGCGACATCCTCCAGAAGCCCCTTGTCACAGTCTAGCTCGCAGACCAGCGCCCACAGCTCCTTTTCGGGGAGCAGGGACAGCCCGACACGCTCCCATGCACCATGCTTCTCTGCCAGTCGCCGGACCTCGGTCAGCATACAGGAAGCGGTTCTGCGCCAGGGGCCCTCAGAGGACAGCTTAGGGCCTCCATCGGCGGTTTCCAGGAGAGAAAGGTCGCCGTCGTCTTCCCCGGCAGAGAAGGTGCAGACAGCGCCCCCCTCCCGTCTATGCCACTCCAGGAAGGGGCAGGACTCGCCACAGAGACCGTGCGTCCCCTCGTGAAGCTCTATCTTGATTGCGACATCGCTTTTCATCTTCCTACCTTCCCTTGTCTTGCATACGTGGTCAGGCTATTCTCGTTGTCTCTCCAGGACATATCCCACCAGAAATAGCCGTCCCCGCAGAACATCCCGGAGAAGTAGTGCAGGGGGAGGGGCTTCATGGTCTCTGTGCGGATCACGGTGCAGCCCTGAGTCAAGGTCCCGTCAAGGGATGCGTGAATGTAGCAGGGCACGGAGAAGGAGATCTTGGCGCCGTGCTCCAGATCCCCTGCTTTTACTTTCCAGGAAGCGAGCAGGAGGATCACGAAGAAGACGAGCAGTGCGAGAAAAGCAGAGAAGGTACGGAGGAGTTTGATCGTTTGGTTATGATTCTTGATCAGTGCATTGTCGCTTGCCCGTATCTCCTGAAGAATGTCAACTTCCGTTTGTTTGCCTTCGATCCGTTGCTGCTTTCGCACGGAAGAGCGCCGTTCTTCGTTGTGCGCTTCCCAGGACGCTTGTAGCAGGGCTTCCAGATTCCGGTTCTCCGCCCGGAGCTTCCCTACCTGCTTGCCCTTGCGCTCGCAGGTATCCCGCAGGGTGGCGACCTGTGCCTTGAGGTTGCCTTCTACTGTTTCGGTCGTGGTCTTGTGCTTCTTTTTCATCTTAGAGATCCTCCACTCCAATTGTGACGACGTTGGAGGCGCGGGGCCGCACGATAAGGCGCCCCTCGGTTGCGCTGATGCGAATCTTCCCGTCCTCGATGGAGACGGCGACATTTACGAGCTTCCCGTTCCGGGCGGGGTGCTCGGAGGTCAGCTGGACCTGGAAGTCCACGGCCTCGCCCTGGACGTGCAAGGAGACCCCGGGGATCTCCGTCTCTTGGCGGTGGCGGTAGTCATCGACGGGGGACGGTGTGCCGGGTTCGTTCGTTTTCATTCTGAGATCTCCTAGTTCCGGGGGTCAGATGTAGGATCAACGGAGGGCCCCCCGCACACAGGACAAACGCCTTGTGTTTCGTGGAAGCCTTGGCGAATAGCAGTTCCGCAGAAGGCACAGCGCCTTTTCTTGAGCAAGCGCTCGTCCGGTACGTGGACAAGGATCCCAGTCTTTGGCGAGACAAAGAAGACGTGCGCTCCGAGCTTCTTCGCTATCTTCCGGGCCATAACCAGGGCGGTTCCCCCCTGGAAACAGGTAGCGATCTTTTTGTCAGCGGTCCAGAGGGCTTCTTCCCCGTCAAAGACACGGAAAAAGCCATAGGCGCCGTGTTGCACCACGTATTCTGGGCGGTTTGCTGCAACCCGGCGCAAACTCTTGTCCATCTCCAGGATGCTATCCCGGATCCGTCGGAGGTTCTCCAGGGCGCTGGCGAGCGCTTCCAGACTGCCCCCGTGCGTTTCAGTCTCCAGGACCTCCTCCACCGTCTCGAAGAGCGTCCGGGACATCTCCATCAGGATAGCGTTTCCGAAGGTCTCCTCCCCTTGGTGATAGACCGTGGCCAGGAGCTTGCCGTTCTGGTGACCACCTTCCGTGCGGATCTCAAAGCAGAGATCGTCCGGGTCTTTGGTCACGTCTTCGAGGAACCAATGGCCTGCGTTGGCTTTCATCAGAGCACCGCCAAGAGAGCATCGGGGATCTTGTGCATCTTGCTCACCACATCGTCCTCCGTCCCCGTCACGAGTGTCTCACCGGCGTAGACACCTGCATTGCGAAAGGACGTGAGGAGCTGCGACCACTCGCTCTTGAGAGAGACGCCAGTGTGCCGGATGTAGGCCTCGAAGGAGTCTTCGGGGACCACGGTCAGCAAGCGGGCAGTGAACCCCAGGGTGGCGTTGCTCCCCCAGCGGGGGACGGTGATCGTTGCCGTCGACAACAGTTGTCCGGGGTTGAGATGGAGGATCTCACCGTCGACCAGTCGGGCGCAGCGGTTGACCACGTTGATGAAAGCAGTGTTCAGGCGGGTTTCCATATGACGGTCTCCTGTAGGGGGTCTCTTGTTTCCATGTCCAGACAATAAAGCCGGGTCAAGCGTATGTCAACCCCTTTTGTTTGCTTTTTTGAAACTTTCTTGGGGCGCCTTTGACGGGGTGCGCCTTGTGGCTGTATGCTAGGAGGGATTTTTCTGCTCTACAACAGAGGAGGGGCACGAATGAGACCGGCATGTGTTGGTGGCGCTGGTATGCGCCTGTGCGATCTTTTTTTACTCGGGCATGTCCCTGGCACAGGACAAGGTCCGGATCACGGGTAGCAAGAGGGAGGCGATCACGGCCACGGCGGGGGCTCTAGACGTGACGGGGACCTTTGGCCTCCCGGTAGACGCAGCGACGGCGACGGCGCAGGAAGCGCAGCGGCTTCTCCTGGTGAGCATCGACGGCAAGATCCCAGCGACGGGTGCTGCTTCCGAGGCCAAGCAGGACGACCAGATTACGCTGCTGACACGGCTCGACATCAAGGCGCCTGTTCTTGTGGGCGGGCTAATCCCCGTGGATGGGTCCGGGGTTACACAGCCAGTCAGCGGTACGGTTGCGGTCACAGCGGCGGCTCTCCCGCTCCCGACAGGAGCTGCCACGGAAGCAGCGCAGACTGACGGCACGCAGGTTGTCAAGGCCATGGGCCTTGATCAGGACGGTGCTCAGGCACAGATCCCAATCGACAACGATATCGGGGCTGTGGTCATGATCACGGAGGATAGGCACCTAGCGCACCTGTCTGGTATCTATGTGATCTCAGACATCGATCTCGACGTGGACACGACCAGTAAATACTGGAGGATGACGGCTGGTGCTGGGCAGGATATCCACGTCAGAGTAAAGGCCGGTGTCAGATACGGAGCAGCGATTCTCAGGTTCCGCAGAGAGGCGACAGTAGACGCAGCCGGCACGCCGTTCACGGCCTACAACCGCAACGGCAACGGCAGCGACATTTCCAATGCAGGCTACGCAGACTCCACCTTCACGGACACGGGCACGGTCGTATATCAGGCATATCTGGGAGCGACAGGATCTACGCATCCTGCCGCTGACCCCACGG